TCTGTAATATCGTTTATTTCTCCCTCACCAAGAATAATAGACATATACAAATAGGTATTGTCTGTTCCTGAAGTTTCCATAAAAACTCTAGTTCCACCAACTAATCTTGTTCCGTAAATTATAGGAATATTAGCATCATTGGATTGTTTATTTAATAATACACCTGTTTCATAATCGTCAAAATCAGTAGTTCCAAAATCAGGTATTTCAGGTGGTTTAGGTTTTAACCAAGATAAAGCTTTAGAAATAATTTTAATAGGTGCTTTTATTATTTTAGTTACTGTTTTTACTATTCCGCCCATAACCAACTATCCTTTGAATAAACTTTTTTAATTGTTCTAATTTTATTATTATTAACTCTAATCCATTTAACAAGTCTATTAACACCATATTTAGTTGCTAGATTGTTTTTAGTCCAAGATATTATTTTTTTTAAATTTGTTATAGATACAGTTTCTATATGCCATAAATTTTTTCCACTATTCCAATCTTCATCATTAAAAGGTTGTGAAGATAATATTTTATTTTCAGCTTTGTCAGATAGTAAAGCCCAATTAGTAAAACCAATTAAATTGTTTTTATTATAATGTTTTTTATATTGATTAAATTTTATGCTAGGAGATAAATAATTAGATAACTCATAATCTGAATATCCTGAGTAATTATTAAATTTTCTGAATAGATTTATTATATCTTGCATTATGGTCTTCCCCATTTAATATCTTGTACTGTTTCTGATGAAAAATCCATACCGACATCTGCACTAAAGAATCTTTGTTGAGATGTATTATTTGTTTTACGGCCATTAGTTTTATCAAAGTCTGCCCAATGAGAAACAATTTGCAAATTCACATTGCTTGATTTTCTATTTTCTGTAACTGTAAAAGCATCTATTGTTCCTGAATATAATAAAAATGGGTCAGCTACTAAAGCATTAGAACTATTTAACAAACCTCTAAAAATATCAACACTATCATTGACTACGTTCTCATTTAATACTGTTGAGATAAATGTCTGATTTGCACCTGATAAAGATAATGTTAATGATGTTTTAGTTACATCTGTTTCTTCTGTAAAATTAGAAATACCCATTATGAAATCAGACGCAGTATAGGTTACACTAGAACCTGATACGGAACTCGTTAATGAAAAGGAACAATCAGTAATATTAACAGGGCTAGTAAAACCGATTGTAATAAGATGAACGGGTCTAATATCATTAGTCGCTAATTCGTTCTTTATTGCTGTCGTCAGACTTCTCGTCATATTCTTCTATTGTTCTCCTTTTCACTTTTATATTATCTGCAACAACATAGTTTGCATTTTCTGATGGTTCTTCATGCTTTCCTATATTATTAGTTTTTAAATCAACATCTTTACCATCTATAACTTCTTCTGCAATCATATCTACATTTATCCAATGCTTAACTAAATATTTCATTATAAACTCTCCTCTACATCAAATTGAAATTGGTATAATAAGTTTCCATCTTTATCTGCACCTATCGCACCGAACTCTTGAATATCACTTGTAAGATAAACAGTAAATGGAATATTATCATATAGTATTGTTTCGTTGTTTGCTAAATCTGCAACTAAAGGTGGTTCTATTGTAACTGTACTTGCATTAGATGACGGAGTTACATCTGCTACAATCATATATACTTTTGAATGACCATTAAATTTTAAAAAATCTCCAGCTTTTAATGAACCAGCAGTATCAGCAGTATGGCCGTCAATATCAATAGTAGTATCTCCAGCAGAGTGAACACCATTAACTGCTAAAGTTCCTGTTTCACTTCCTCTAGCATTTTTTATTTCAGGTGGAATAATTGTAAAGTTTTCTTTACCTGATCTTTGCTTCATAATAAAAGCCATAAGTTCTCCATAAACATCTGATCTTTTTGCAGTAATTATTTCAGCACTAAATCCAAATCTTTGTCCGTCTATTTGACGTGCTAATTTTTTACCACTATCTGATTTAGAGATAATTGTATTTTGTATAGACTTAATTCCCATTGTAGAGAATTTAGAATTAGATATAGGAAACGCACCTGACATTATACTAAATTATTACTCCCTCTTTCATTAACTGCTTGATTAATTATGCTTGATATTGTTCCTCTGTTTTGAACTAACATATCTTGAAATCCTGTTGCATCTAAAGTTGTAATTGCAAAATTAACACTAACTGCACCACCACCTGTCCCTCTAGCTGATTGTGTAATTTGACCTGATTGATTTGGTATAAATAATTCTGCACCTCTTTCTCCTACTATATATGGTTGTCCTTTTTGTACTGAACCACCTGATGCTCTTCCAAAACCAAACAAAGAAAATAAAGAACCACCACCACCCATTCCGCCACCACCCATAGCATTAAGTGTTGCTTGTAAAGCGATTTGTCTTTTGAGGTTAGTATTCTGTTTTCTAATTAAGTTTTCTTTTTCTGATTCTTTAGAGTTCAATAAAATTGTTAAAACTTTTTCTATTCCTAATAAAGCTATTCTTTCAATAGTCTTAGAAATAATTTCAACTAATATAGATTGTGCTAATTGTTTTAAGGTTGCATTTAATTCTTTTCCTAACACAATAGTCTCTGCAATAGATTTAGAAATTGAACCTACTGATTTTACTATACTACCTGTTATTTCTTTTGATAAATTAAAAGCTTCATTTTGTTTTTTTATACCCTCTGCAATTTTTTCAAATAAAGTTTGTTGTTTTCCTAATTTTACATTTGTTTCTTCTACTGCTTTTGGTGCTTTTTGTATTTCTACAACAATATCTTTTCCTAGCAGTCTCATTAATCTTTCATATTGAGTTCTTAAAAAACCAACTGCTTTACCTACTGCTCTTATAGCAGTTGCAAAAGCTTTTACTGATAATGTTAAAACTTTACTTATTGCTCTACCAATAGCTTCAAAATCTGCTGAGTTTTCTTCAATAAAATCATTAAGAGATTTAAACTCTTTTTTCATTTCATCAAAGAATCCCTCTCCAGCTATATTTCTTTTAAAGTTAAATAATTTATCTCCTAACATTGAAAGAGTACCTGTAAATGTCATAGCTAATTCTTCTGTGGCTTTTCCAAATTGTCCACCTTTACTAAACACTTTTTCAAAAGCTTTTATAGTTTCTTCTGCTGAAACTGTTGCACCAGCAGAGAATCCTAACATATTTCTAACACCTTTTTCTCTGAATACATCTGCCGCTGATATACCACCAGCGAATGATCTTTGTATTTGTTCTGCTGTTTGTGCAAAGTCTAATCCTGTTACTGCCGCAACATTACCTGTAATCTCTAATATTTTAGATAATTGGTTTGCGTCAGTTGCTACAACTGCAAGATTACCTGATGCTTGTTGTATTTGTTCTAATGAAAAAGGAACTTTTGCGGCAAAGTTTGCCATCACATCAAAAGCTTTAGCACCCTCTTCTGCTGAACCGAATAATTGTTTTAATCTAACATTTAGGTCTTCAATACTTCTACCTGTTCCAATAATAGATCGGATAGCTAAACCACCCCCTAATGCTACTAATGCACCTTGAACTGAAAATATTGCTCTCTTTAAACCAGCAAGTCTACCTCTAACACCACTTAAAGCTTGTTTTGTTTTATCTTGTGCTGTTATATTTATTTTTAAATTTTGTGCCATTATTTGTGTCTTGCCTTGTTCATAGCTTGTATATGCTCATCTTGTTCAATCAGCATATATGAAAGCCAATGATTATACTCCCAAACTTCCATTTTTAAAAGTTCGGATAAACTTATTTTTAATCTATCTGCGACTACAAGTAAATTCTTAATTTCAGGTGTTGATTTTATTTTTTTTTTAACTCATCAACTGAGGGTGCTTGAACCATAATAGTTGCGACTCTCGTCAGCACGTCAGGGTCGGTTTTGTGCATTAAAGCTATTTTATCTTCTGCTTTAAATACTTTATTGCCATCTTTATCTAAGGCTTTCATAAGCAATACATCAGCTAATAAACTAACATCATTTAGAGTATCAGATTTTTTTAATAGCTTGTTTTTTTCAGATAGCGTTATTGGATTCCAATAAAGGGTAACTGGCTTTCCATCATCATCTTTCCATTCAGGAACTTCAACTGATTGCGTTCCTAAGTTTTCAAAATGTGACTTAGCAATATCTATTACTGACATAAATTATTATACAGTAGATTTAGTTAATGCTCCAGTTCCTTGAAAAGTAACACTTCTTGAAATAACTGCGTCCATAGCATTATTAATACTCATACCTGTAACAATACCTGTACCTGTGAAAGATTGATCTCCAGCAGTATTACCCTCAGGTAACAATACAAAAGATATTGAACTTCCAGCAGTTAAAGTTTCTTGTTGTGCATCAGTTTCATCATAGTTCATTTCTAAAGTGCCTGAGAAAGATGTTCTTCCAGCTAAAAATGATT